AGCAAGTCATTACGATCTCGCGCAAGGCGCTTGAGGCTACTCCAAGCCTGGCCACACCGAAGGTCAACGCGATCGAGATGGGATACAAGCGGGTTGGCCTGTTGCTCGACGGCAACTTTGTACCGGACGCCGGCAGCGGGCCAAGCAAGGAAGAGGCCCCGCGCATCTACCGGCCAGCCGAGCAGACCATCATTACTCACCAGATCACCGAGACGCGGCAGGTGGTCACGCAGCGCGCACCGGAAGCGGAGATCCGGCGCCGTGTTGCGGAAATGAACAAGGCGCCGACCATTGACGCCGAGATCGAAGACGACCCGTGGGCGAATTTTTGAGGTAAAATAGGGGCTGAGATCAAAGCGCCGTGGAGGGCGCTCCAATGGACCAGCTTGAACTGGCTTCCCAGCCCACTCCTGAGTATCGCACAATTCCGCTCACCAAGGGAAAAGTCACCATCGTTGACGCCGCCGATTATGAATGGCTGATGAGATGGAAATGGTACGCAACTTGGTGCGAAAACAGCCAAACCTTTTACGCTGTTCGGTCATCGTCACGCAAAGAGATCGGTGGCCGTCATCAGATTTACATGCACCGAGAGATTCTAGGTTTGAAGCGCGGTGACCCAAGACAGGGAGATCACGAAGAAATCACGGAGACTTTGGATAACCGGCGGTCTAACTTGAGGATCTCGACCGTCCTCCAGAATAAACAAAACGCACGCGCCACACGACAGAATACAAGCGGCTTCATTGGCGTAGTCAGCCACCCTTATGGATGGTGCGCTGTTATTTCCCACTTGAACAAGAGAATCCACATTGGATTATTCAAGACCAAAGAACGTGCAGCAAGAGCCCGCGACAGAAAAGCTATCGAATTGCGCGGCAGGTTTGCGCGCCTGAATTTTCCACGAGAGGACTATGGCTTTAACCCTTCTTGAAAATCGCGGCATCTTGCCACTGCCTGCTAACTTGTCTGAGGTAAATGGCTGGGCACCTAATAGTCCTCCTCAACTTACAGCTCTAGAATCGCGCGCGCAAATGCTTCTTTACGGCGGCGGATCTGGAGGAGGAAAATCGGCATGGTTGGTCGGAGACTCCGCGCAAGAGTACGATAACCCCCGGTTCCGCGGCATCCTGCTCCGCAAATCTTACACCGAAATGACGAACCTGATGGATGAGATGGAGCGTATCTATCTTCCATTGGGTGGCCGTAAGTCGGATGGCGGAAAGCTATGGCGTTTCCCATCGGGCGCCATGATGCGCCTGGGGTACATGGCGAAGGATTCCGACGTCGAACTCTACACAGGAAAACCAATCTCATGGCTCGGCATCGATGAGGCCCAGTTCCAGACAGAGGACAGGGTACGCTCATTGCTCCCTTGGGTATCGACACCGACTGAGTACGGCCTCCGTGATCGCATCAGGATAACTGCCAACCCATCTACTCCTTGGCTGAGAAAAGTCTTTTTGAATGGAGAGTGTCCGGTTTGCCACCCCGAGAGGTCGGTCATTCCTGGGGCAGTCTATGGCGGTTCGCGTTGGAAAAAGGACGAATTGCCGGTAATGCTGACAACTGCATTTATTCCAGCACTCCTCAAAGACAACCCAGCCTATGATGAGCGCAAGCGGGCTATGTTGCTTTCGCAGACTGCCGACGTACAAAAGAAACTCTTGGAGGGGTGTTGGTGTGCTACTGAGGGCGCTTTCTTCCCGTTCCTCAACGAGAGTTACATCCTGCCGTACTCCGAGTGCGGTGAGTTATGGTGGCATCAACACCTGATTATTATGGACTACGGCATGTCGAACAGCGCCGCGGCGACGGGACTCTACTTTATGAATGAGGCTGATCGCATGTTCAAGATCGGCGAGGACATTGAGCGCAAGATGCAGTCCGAGGAATACGCGCACCACATCGCCAAGAAGTTCCTTGAGCGGGAGATTGGCGGCAAGCGGACGCGCATCATCACCGGCTACTGCGATCCCGCCATGGACGCCCACACCGGCACCGGCAAGAGCAACCGGGAACTGATTCAAGGGGTATTCGATAAGTACGATCTGACGCTGATGAGCGCGGCCAAGGATTCAATCGGCAATGCGCAGTCTCTAAGTGGCCGTCTCTCGCGCGGGGAGTTTATCTATACCGACCTTACCCCAAAGAGTTACGAGGCGGCGGCCAGCCGAAAGCACGATCCAGACCGCCCTGGGGCCATACTCAAGGTCAAGGGAGATGAGTTAGACGATTGCATCGACACCGATTTGTATAGCAATACTTTCTTTACCGGCGACCGGAAGCCAGACCAGGTAGTGACTGAGGAGAAGATTCAGGCGCTCATCGCGGCTGGGGTCGATCAGCGGTCGATAGCGGTTACTCGGTGGAAGATGGAACGGGAAGCGGAGAAGAAGGCGGTTCCAATCTCGATGGGTAGACCGTCGCTGAATCGGGCGCAGATTCACCGCTAGAATAGGCTCTGTTGCCGTCTCCCAATGCAATATTGACTGAACCAAATGCGCTCCTTGGCGCTGTTCTCGCGTGCCTGGTTTTCGCCTTGGCTACCGTACCCGCCGCGAGCCTTCCATTCGACACACTCCCATGAATCCGGCATCGTATGTTCACCCTCATAGCCGCAAAGCGCGATCCTGATTCGCGGGTCGTCTCCCTGCGCGATTGCCCACTCCCTGACCTCGTGCGCCACGGTGAGCGAATCTGCGCTGTAAAGGGCATCCGTGCGCCCGTCGAGATATGGCGGATCGAGGAAGACTCCCGTAGTACCGAGCTTGACCGTTGGCGTAGGGCCGCAGACTCGGGACCAGTCGCCGCAGCACACCCGCACCCGGCGCAAGCGTTCCGCCAGTTCGTTCATGTACTGAAACAGAAACTCGCGCGTTCCCAAGGTGCGGTCGCTTTCTTCTAGGCATAGAGCGCCGCCCGTGCCCGCGTTCCCAAGGTGCGGTAGCTGCCTGTTTACCCCTCTGCCCGCGTTCCCAAGGTGCGGTCGCTTACGGTGTACGCCCGTGCCCGCGTCCCCAAGGTGCGGTCGCTGAACCGAACACCAGCCCGAACCAATCCAAATGCACTGTCCCCATACCCACCATCCTGCAATCTTCGCATCGTAAAACTCCGGGTCCACTTTCATCTGTTCGCGGAAATCCTCTTGCGACACCAGCCACAAGTGCCGCGCGTGCTGATCCGCCTCGTTCACCGGCCAATCGGCGGCATCTGCCACGGCATCGGGATCGTTCTGCAAGGCCCGCCAGAAATTAGCCACCATGCAATCTAAGTCGTTCACCGTCTCGATACCTGCCACGGTGGGACGGCCAAGCAGAACCGCGCCGGAACCGAAGAACGGCTCGACATAGTTCTGCACGTCGCCGAACCGCTCCCACACCATCGGCGCAACCTTCGATTTCCCACCGAACCATGGAAACGGCGCCTTCACTTCTTCCCCCTCGGCTCGGCCACGGTTGGCGACTTCGAGGTCCCATCGCAGAATGTCAGCTTATTGCCGACGTGGAACCACTTTTGCGCCAGCTCGCGCCAGACGATTGCCCGCTTGCAGTGGCGGCAGCGCTTCACTTCTTCTCCGGCATAGTGCAGACCATCGCTTCCGTACACAGCATAAGAGCGGCCACGCTGGCAGCGTTGATCAAGGCGCACCGAACGACCATAGCCGGGTCAATCACCCCCGCCTGGATCAGATCCTCGAACACGCCCGTCGCCGCGTTGTAGCCAATCCCCGTCCCGCCGCGCACGATGGTGTTGAGTATCTCGCTGCCGTCCTCGCCAGCGTTAGCGCAGATCTGGAGCAAGGGCTCGCGGAGCACATCGTAGATGATCTGCATCCCCCGCGCCTCGTCGTCCGTCGCCATGTGATCCGCGATAAGTTCTCTGACCACATCCATCGACAGGATCAGCGCCATGCCGCCGCCGGGTACTATGCCCTCCATCACCGCCGCGCGAGTCGCGCACACCGCATCGTCAACCCGGTCCTTACGCTCGTTGCGCTCAGCCTCAGTGACAGCCCCGACCTTGATGACGGCCACGCCGGACGCCAG